TGCGGCCCCGGCCGATCCCTTGGTGAGCCATTTTACGCCGGGCTATGGCATGGTGCTCAACCTGCTGCAGCGCCATACCATGGAAGAATCCAAAGAGCTGATCGAGCGTTCCTTTGGGCAGTTCGTGGCCGATACCTGCCAAATGGACTGGCAGGAACAGATAAGGGCTATAGATGCGCAGATAGAAGCGCGCGCTTCTATAACACACAAGATAGTTTGGGCCAAAAACTCAAGATAGTTTGAACTAAATTTAACGACCATTTAAGGGTTATTAAAACCCCATTTAATACCCCTTAAAATCTTGACTGTCGTCAAATTTACAGGTAATGTAAACATATGTTCACATTACAAAACTTCAGACTAATCGTAGCAACCAACGGCACAACTACCGACTTAACCAATAACAAGCCACGACCGAACCTCACCGCATCCATCAATCAATTAGCTGGCGGCGAAATCGGAATATCCTTTAGTTGCCAACTAGTCAGCAGTGGCAGCTCAGCTTGCTTTATACCCACCGAAGACGAAGAAGAAAACGAAGAAGAACCTGCACAATTGATAGAGGGGTAATATGAAAAACCACGAGCGATTCCCGGTTCCATATCTACTAGGACACTGTGCCAACGGCACAATATACGCCGCAGGGCTGGAAATCGGTAAAAGCAATTTAAACAGCGGCTCAGTTGTGTGTATAAAAACAAACGGAGGCGCTTTAATTACCCTTGAAGCGCCAACCGCAACCACCAACAACCCAGCACCCACGAATACACCAGAAGAAACCGAAAACGAAGAAACCTAAAACCCAGGGTAAACATTTATCCTGCCGTCATATCACCACTAAGTAGCCGCTAAACATTGCCACCTCTGCGTTAAAATCGCAGACAACCCCGGTAATATATACAGCCTTTCCAAATAGCAATACCGTAGATCCTACCAACGCAACCACCTCATCTACTGCCGCCAACATCAAAGGAACGCTAAAAGAAACCTGAACAGAGCGATTCTGCTGCCTTAAGATATAAGGAACACAGGCTAAAGCTATAGCCTTGGAACTCCAAACCGTGCCAGTAACTATGTATCCTTCTCCCGTTTCTGTGCCGTCTAAAGTGCTAAAAGAACGGCTCGCCGAGGAAAACATAGTGTAAAACACAACACCATCTGAGCCGTCAGGAACTTCCGGTATATCCCAATCGACAACATTATAACGGCGAATTTTAGAGCCGTTTGCCCACCGTGCCGTTATCGCCGCAGCTACTCCTGCCGGTTCTGTAAGCAGCAATACGTTTTCATAAGAGATCGCCTGTTTATATTTGATATTGGCAACGCAGCCCAGCCCCATAAACTGATAATTCCCAGCAGGCGAAGCGGTTGGATCAAACCAGCTCTCGCCGTGCGTCTCAATGTTTATATCTGTCGGAGGATTAGGATCGATAGTCGCTGGACGGTTCGCAAAGTTAAAATTGCCGCTAAAAAGGGCCTTTGATACATAAACCTCTTGGCTTCGGTCGTTGCCATCCGTAATATAGCGGCTGCTCACAATATCGCGGGCTATAGGCAGCCAGGGGTAATTCTGCAGCCCCGGATTGAGCGTTACGCGCTGTTTATGTTCATAATGATATACACGGGATTCAGACGAACTAACACTGCCGTTCGAATAAAAACGAGTAACCGTCGTTTCATCTTCCTCTTCTTGGCGCACATCTCTTCTAAAACTATATGGCCTATCATCATAATCTTCTATATCATCCTTAAGTGTGCCGCTGTCTTCATCGTGATTCGTAGTTGCCGGTTTATCAGAATAAGCATGAGTATCCGTCCGGCTCATATTCCAAACACCCCAGGGTATATTAACCGGCCATACACCATAATAATACCACTTGGAATCTTGACTTTGATAAGAATAACTCTCAGTTCGTATTAAAACGGGAGTTTCAGAACCAGACGGTAGAGGATCACCATGGGAAATTGTAATTGTTGCTGCACCTACACTATATGTATCTAGAGAATGTGCATTATGATAATCCCGTTCGTTGACAAGCAAGCTCCCAAAATATGGGGCATAAATAAAAGCTTCCTGGTAGGTGGTGTCAGTTTGATTTTCTTCATCGCCGAGTTTCAGCTGTTTATCAAACCAGCTGCTTATTTGATCAAACCCCGGCCTTTGCCATCCATTAACACCCCGGTAGCCGATATATTCAATATCTGTCGCTTCGGGTTCTAAATAAGGATGCCCCTGAGAGGTATATTTAACCCTAGAAGAAGCGTTGTGCTCTGCCGAATTGGCCGCCGTATCGCGCTGGGTGATCGGAGCAGTTTTAGTTATCCCCGCGTAATCATAAGAAGGCTTTGAACCCTGAAAAGACAGAGACAAAACCTTATTTAAAGTTTCAGAAGCATTTGCTACAGCGTGCGCAAATTTATAAATATCGCCGCCAGCCTTTGCCAAATGGATAATGTCAAGGCCATAACATCCCGCCAGCTGGCAAAGCGTCGAAAAGAATTCCCCTGCCGCCAAACCGGCAGTCAAAGGGCTGCTGCCTAAAATAACATTATCCCCGCTAAAACTAGCAGAACCGTTGCCGCTGGCCACTAAATTGGTTAGCCATCCACTAACCATGTCAGCAGTATACGCCGGATCGGAAGGATTAAGCCGCGTATAATCCACGGCATTACTGCCTGCCCGGCTTTTAGCCGCTATAGTAACCTGGTTTGCAGTAAACGCCACCGATTCCACGTGCCCACCATAGCCAGCAGCATAAATGAATTCCGGCTCAGAAGTCAAGCTGTCGTAATAAGACCGGGGAACAGTCAGAACCAACTCCTGCAGACTGCCCACTGCCACCTTTAGCTCAGCGCTCAATATCGGCGGGGCTGTATCTATTCCAATCTGAAACATTACCATTCACCCGCAATCTGAGCCTGCTCTGCGCCCAAAGCGTTCACGTAATGAATAGACGTAGCCGGCAAAACCACATCTGAGCCGTCAATCACCATTTTATAGCCGCTTTTAATGCCTATTAGAGGATTTCCAGGGATGGTTATAGATTTTCGGTTTACTATGCTGTCCCGCCGGGCAATCTGCCGCCCTAAGCCCTGAGAAACAAAGCTGTCATGATTAGGGAACATTTCTTCATTGATTATATTATAGTCCGGCCTGCCTACATCGCCAGATTCGAAGGTGTCGGACCAAGCTTCAACTGCAGAGCCGGGGATTTCCGCCCAGGCATAAGCTTCCATCTCTACACCGTCATAATGCGGGTAATCTGTAATTCCCACGCCGTTCTGCATAACTGTAGCTGCGATCCGCGCATAAGTGGCAGTCTGATTACCGCTGGCCGTCCAGGTTTGCCCGACCGATAGAGTCGCCAACTTGTTGGCGTTCGTTGTGCCCACACCAGGATTAGCATCCCAAAGCTCTAGATGCCACGCGGGAGTATGCGTGCTGTCAGAGCAGGAAACCACCTTTAACTGCTTCACTGCGCCAATACTAGCCGCCTGGTTATAAACGGTATTTCCGGCGGGAACATCAATAGTGCAAAAACACTTATGCCAGGGATCGATCCAGTAATCCATAGGAAACTGCGCTCCCGATTGCGTCTCTATCGCGTTGGGGTTTTTAAGGCGTACCATCTGAGTACTGCTAGTCGGCGGGTTTTTAATGGTCAGCTTATTCTTTTGATCGGTAGTAATGGCTTTTTGGACATAAATTCGGCTTATCCGCTCGTCGTAATCGTTACCGCTAGTATAATCGAAACCCTGGTAAAGCTGAGGAGATGCCGGAGTAACAATATCACCGCTGCTCAGCGTATAACCCGCGCCTATAGGGTTTACATACCAATTAAGCCCGAAACTATTAGACACGCGGTCGACAAACGACTGAGTATCCCCGTTATAAGCGCCAAAACCAAAACAGGTGATAGTAGGGCAGTCTAAAACCGATCCTGCCTGCACAGCTTCAACCGCCGCCCTCACCGTCGTTAAAGAGTCTGTGGCTAATTCCGCCTCCTGGCGGTCGTATTGGTCGGCAAAGCTGGTTTGATCAGAACCGCTGATAGTCATTACTTTAGTTTTAACGTCGTAGGAATAGGAGGTTACCGCGCCAATTATAAGCAGCACACCATCGCGATAAATGCGCACTTCAGAGCCTATTTCATAACTATCGTTTGCCGTTATAAAGGAAATGGTCCAGGAATGGGCATTGTCTATGCCAAGCTGCACATCTATACTAATAATCGGTTCTGTTAAAGACGCGGTCAGCACAGCTTTTCCTCCTAATCATCCGTTAAGACATAGGTGTGGCGGGCCGCCACAGAAGTCGCGTCTTCGTTATCGACGTCTTGCAGAACGATTGAAAGCTGCCAGTGATCAGCCCCTCTAGTCTGCTGAGCCGCGTAATTGATAAACCGCCCCGTGTAATCTGTCCCTAAAGAGGTGGTTATCGTGAAACAGCTGTTGCGCGTTTTGGCTTTAGCAATGAAACCCTCTATCTGCGCTCTAGTGCAGTTGTTGGCGGTAAAGGTACGCTGAATAATAGGGCAAGTATTATCTACAATGTTCAGCTGCCCATAGCTGCCGCTGCTGCTGGGCAATAACGCCTGCGTGGCAATCTCTTTAGACATACTGGAAGATTCCACCCAATCCCAATACATAGCCTAACCCTCCTTAAAAACCGTTAACCCTGCTTTGTTTAAGCATCTCTTCTTTAGTTATGAACGCTTGGCCGCTGATAATTTGGCGCAAAGCCACGGCGTTGCCACTGGATGCCTTGCCGTTGAAGTTCATAGTGTAGTTTGATATATTGCGCGAGCCATCGACAACAGCAGCCTGCTCGGGAGAACTGGCAGAGTAAACCGCTGCCTGTGCTCCGAAGGCATCAGCCCTAGGAAAATAGTTCTCCTGGGATGCAGAAGGGACAGATCGCGTCATCCCGGTGGCCACCTGCGAACTTCCCACAGAAGGGAAAGAACTGCTGGCCGCCGCCGTATTATCTACAGAACTCAAACCAGAAGAGGAACCCTGCGAACCCGCCAAACCGCTGGCCGCCGAGTCGGCGCTGCTGGCTAACTTCAAGAGCTTGTCAGCAGCGTTCTCTGCCGCGCCGCTCATAGTGTTAGTCTTAGCTGCCGCGTCTTTCATGAAGTCGTTTCCGGCACTAGCGAACCACCGGTTTTGTTTATCAAGCATTTCCTGCAGAGTCATCAGCGGGGAGCCGGGCTTCCAGGAAAATTCTTCTTTATTTCCGCCGCCGTTTTTAGAGCCTCCCAGCTTGTTTTTATTCTTATTTTGCTGACTGGCAAAGCTGCGCTGCTGCTGGGCTAATTTGCGCTGATACTGGACATTCATAAGCAGCGTTTGTTCTTGGTATTTCTTCTCGGTAGCCAAACGCAGTTTAGCCGCTTCTTCGCTAGTGCCGGCGATCTTTTCTAGCTCCTGCTTTCTGGCTTCTTCCAGCTGCTGCAGGCGCATATCGTGTATCTTCTGCTCCTGGGCTAAAATCTGTTTAGACATATCCTCGCCCAAATTAGCCCGGTCCTGCATTGCCGCCAAGCGCTCTTCTTCAATCTGCACTTCAATGCTGGCGGTTTCGTTTTCGACCTGTTTCTGCAGGTCTTTTATCTGCTCAACGAGTTTCAGCTCCTGTTGTTTAAGGGTGTTAAACTGCTTCTGGGCCTGCTGCCTGGCCGCATCGCTGGCCCGCAGCTCTTTCGACGTCCTCAAAGTCTGCTCATACAGCTGCCTAGATTCCCGCAGGGCATCCAGCTGAGCAGTAGGGCTTCCGGCGGCGCTGATTTTCTCCGAAACCTTATCTGATAAGTTGGTTAAAACCGTATTAGCCGCCGCTTCCTGAACCTGTTTATAGTCCTTTTCAAGGCCCTTCAAAGTGCTTTCAAACTGCCTTTTAAGCTCTGGGCTCTGCGCTAAAAGCTCAGCATTAGCCGCCTGCCATTCTTTAGCCTTATTAATAACCAGCTGCCAGGCCGCCACCTGATCGGCGGGTTTGGCGGTAACTTTGCCGGATAGCTCATCGGCAGCCTCGCGCAGCGGGGTAATTAGATCGCTTAAGCTTTCGGCAGCCTGTTTCTTGTCAATATCGTGCAGTTTATTGATGGCTTCAATTTCGCCGGGGGTTAAATGCTGAAGGCTGGCTATTTCGCCCTCTAAGCGCTCCCGCTCACCAGGGTTAGCGCCGTTTTTCAGTTTGCGCAGATCGTCTTCGTATGATAAAGCCAGAGTCTGGCGGCCCCGTTTTCTCTCCTCTAAGAGGTTAGCCCACAGCTCGCGCTCAGCTTCTAAGCTTTGATCGCGCCCAGCCTGTTCGCGGTTAAACTGCTCAATTACAGCCTGCTCGCTGTCTTTAATCATCTGCTGGCGCAGTTCTTTTTGAGTTTTCAGTCCTTCTGCTATCTTTTGTTCGTGTTCGTCTATAGCCTTAAGATATTTAAATTCGTCTTTGTCCTGCTGATTAGCGCGAATCAGCTCTCCCATACGCTGCAAACGGGCAGAAGAGTCTTTGAGCTGGGCATCATCTAAAACGGTTTGGCCTTTTCCGGCGGCATAGAGACTGGCTAGGCTTTTGCGGCATTCTTCCAGCGCTCCGTAGAGAATGTTTACATCCTTGGCTTTGACGGCAAAGTCCAGAAAGTCAGCATCCGCCGCCGCTGCTTTTTCAGCGCTTTGTATGGGCTGTATGTCGGCATTAATCTTATCAGGTATAAATTCTACTTGTTTGCGCCTATCTATAGCTTCAATATACCGCCGATGAAAATTATTAATATCCGCCTGAACCTCGGCGCGTGTATATCCTAGCTGCGCCTCTGGACCATATACCCTGCGATCTGCCCCTTTGCCCATACTTCTAAAATTATCTTCAGCTTTATCGAACTTAGCGCGTTTTTCTACTGCCTCTTTATAATATCTTCTATATTTCTCTTCCTCTTGTTTTAACTGTTTGATCTCTGCTTCGATTTTATCCGACGTTAGCCCCTGTTTAGCCAATTCATCCCGCAACCTCATGCCAGGTACATCTTTTATAGCGTCTTGTATAGATACCGCTCCCGGCGTCTTATCGCTGGCGCTGAATTTGGTTTTTGCCCCAGTTGCGCCTTCGATAGTTTTGCGCAGATCGTCCCAGTTCTGCCGCTGTTTAACCAGCTCCTTAGACTGCGCCGCAATCTCCGCCTGAGCCTTTTTCTCATCAGCGATCCATTTTTCCAAATATATACTAGCGCCTTCATAAGCCATAAAAGCGCCCGCGAGAATTCCGCCCCACATGCCAACAGACATGCCCTTTGAAAATACGCCTGCATGTGAAGCCTTTAGCTTTTGCGCTGCTCGGCTTAATTGTTCATAATCTCCATGCAAAGCCTTAGTAGCCACGCCCAAAGCGACAGCAGAAGCCGCCGCCGTGATAAACGTTCCCGCCAGTCCCGTGGTAGCTGCCGCCAGACCGCCCACGACCGCAATAACAGGAGCAAAGCCCTGCATCTTCTCCAGAAGGTTAACCACCTGCTCACTGATAACCGACACATAAGGCGCGAAAACGTCACCTATAGCCGCCTTCGTGTTGGTAACCTGATCCTCGACGTTAGCCATAGCGCCCGCGATAGTCTTAGCCTGACGCTCAATGCCGCCCTCGAATTCGGTATTTACCAAACCAACTAGGGCTTTTTTCAGCTTCTCAATGTTCTCCGCGTTATCAACGGCAATGCCGCCCTGCTTATTCAAAGCCGCCCCAAACTTAACCAACTTATCCGTATTGACGCCGAAACTGTCCCTTAACGACTGCAAACCTTCGCTAGAGCCGCTCAGAGCGCGGCCCATCGCCGTAGCAGCAGCGGATAGATCGCCGCCCATAGCAGATGCCAAATTAGCCACCACCGGCAGCAGCTCTTTAGAATTCTGCCCGTACACTTCCAGCTGCACCGCCGCATCCACGACGCCCTTAACATCAAAGGGGGTAGAAGCCGCCAAAGTTTTGGCATATTCGAAAGTTTCGCTGGCCGTTTCTGAGCTTTTCTGAATGGTTACCAGTTTAGCGCGTAACTGCTCAAATTCTCCCGCCGTGGCTATGGCGTCCTGACCCACAGCGATAAGGCCGGCAGAAAAGCCCTTTAGACTGTTGCCTAAATCGCTGAATTTGCCTATAGCTTCGCTAAAATCCTTGAAAGTATCAATAGATGCCCTTGTGGTTTCATCGGCATCCTTGACTTCATTCTTGACATTCCCGGCGGCCTGCCCGGCATTGTCCAGTTTAGCGGAAATCTGCTCTAAAAGGCCTATAATGGTTTCTAAATGGCCGCTGGCATCGCTGGAAGCTGAGCCTATTTCTTCCACGCCGTCAGCTGCATCTTTGCCAGAAGCGCCTACATCGCCAATCTGATCGGCAGCAGCTCCCGCATTGCCGCCCAAATTGCCCAAAGAAGATTCAGCCTCTCCGGCAGCCTCGTTTATGCCGGAGATATTGTCAGCCGCTTCGTCAGCAGCATCGCCAATGTTGCCTAGGTTTTCGCCGGTTTCTTCTGCCGCGTCATTGATAGCGCCTAAATTATCCGCCGCCGCTTCGGAATTTTCCCCAATATCAGCTAAATTCTCGGAAGTCTCTTTTACAGCTTCGCTAATATCTGACAAATTAGAAGACAAGCCATCCGTCGAATCGCCGACTCCATTTAAGCCCTCGGCTGTATCTTTGACGGCCTCATCTACACTCTGCAGATTTTCCGCAGCCTTTTCAGCAGCATCTCCGGCGCTGCCCAAGCCTTCGCCTATATCCTCAGCAGCAGAGCTGGCATCTTTAATTCCGCCCGCCGTTTCATTGGCTGCCGTGCCGACGGCGCTTATCTGATCGGCTGCCGATTCAGCGCTGCCGCTCAAATCTTCCAAAGCAGAATCTATGTCTTCAGCCGAATCGCTCACTTCGGATAAATCAGAAGCCGCGTCTTTAGCGTTGCCGCCCAATTCGTCTAAATTCTGCGCCGCCGCATCAGCCTGTTCTCCCAAGGCCTCCAGATTTTCGCCGATCGATTCGGTATTCTCTGCCAGGCCCTCAAGGTTCTGGGCTGTTTCATCAGCCTGTCCGCCTAAGTCACCTAATTTTTCGCCAGTCTCATCTAACGTTTCGTTAAGTTCTTCCGCGCTTTTTTTGGCATCATCAGCAGCGCTGGAAGTATCACTTAGACCACTGTCAGCCCCTTCGCTGTCAGCGCCGGAGCCAAAGCTGCCCAAAGACTTTTTCGCCGCGTCCAGTTCGCTGGTATCAGCCTTAAATACTACCTTTACTTCTACTTCATTTGCGCCGCCGGATTCCGCCATCTTTACTTCTGTGCCTTCTTTCTCGCTATATAAGCCTGCAATTCCTTAATTTCCCGCTCCCTTTGGGACGCGCTGAAGCCGAAATTCCATTCCGGTTCAGGGCCTAACTTTACGCCGTGCAGAGCTGCCTGAAATGCCCGGTCGCGGTAGCGGGAGCGCATCGCTAAATTGCTGACGATCACAATCTGCCGCAAACTATATTCCCGCCAAACCTGCAAAGGGCTTATGCCATAGCGCCCGCCGATAATATCCGCCAGTTCCGCCCAGCCTAAGCCCGCCGCCTCTGCTTCCGGGTTTAAGTTAGCAGGCTGGCCGTTTTTTTTAACAGGCCCTCCATGTCGTTGAGATCGTCCTGCAGTTTAAAAACACCCTGGCGCTGGCTAAAGCTAAGGCCGCGCAGAAAAGCCTCATCGGCAGGTTTATCCGCTTCTACGGGTTCTTTCAGCAAGTCCATAAGCAGGAGCAGCTCAGTTTCCGACGCTTCCCGCATAGCGCTTTCTATGTCGGTTTTTTCAGTTAAACGCGCCTTCAGATCGCGGCTGGCGCTGTATAGGTTTTTGGTGTAAGCGCGCAGCGCCTCGGCGCTCATCTCCCGCATGATAAACTTTCTGCCGTCAATCAGCACGGTTTTCTGGCGCTTCTCTAAAATGAAAACATCCTCTGACATATTCCCTCCGCAAAATGAGCGCAGGAAGACCTGCGCTCAAAAGCCGCTCTACGCGTTCTCTAATTTCCAGTAAGAGTAATTAGCTTTAATGCCCGTGCCCTCGGTCAGGGTAGTATCAGCACATCCCTTGGTAGTGAGCACGCCGCTGTCATAGTCGAGGATGTAATCCCGGCCTTCTTCATAAGTGGTAGTTCCCTCGGTGTTAGTGATGACAGGAGCAGGAGACTTAGCCACAGGAAGGTGAGCTAAAGTGTATTTATAGCCCGTGCCGTCAGCAGTGCCAGCAGCCACAGCCTCATCGGTGACAGCCACCTTTTCCACAGCGCCGCACTCTTCGCTTTCGCCAACCTGAATAAAGCCGAAGGGACAGTCTGGGCGTTCCAGGTCTTCAACCGCTTTAATGGTGATAGCCTGTTCCAGGAAATTCTCGGCAGTAAACTCTAAGTCCGTAGATTCAGGGGCCACCTGAGCGCTGGGGAAGAACACGGTAATCTTCTCGCCATCATCGCGGGTGTGCACGAACTTCACATTCTTCAAAGTGCGCATGATCCAGTTATTGCCGAATGCTAAGCGCTTGAAGCCAGGGCCGGCCTGCTCTTCGCCGATACCCAGAGCCAGACGCAGGGATTCGATGTTGATCTGCGCTAAAGAAGCCTGCAGGGAGCGGCCGAGCGTGGTAATCACGGTTTTAACTAAGGACTGGTGAGTTCCATAGCGGAATTCTTTGCTTTCAACTTCGGTGGTAGCGGTCACGCTGCCCGCCAGGTAGCCCACATCCTCGCCGTCGATATACAGTTCACCCACACCTAGGGTAATAGACTTTGATTCTTTTGCCATTTGTTGCCTCCTAAGTTACCTCTATATAGCCCAGCGGACAATTTGCCGAGGTACTGTCGTAAATTGCGGTAATAGTAATGTCGTGATAGATGTAATCTTTAGCCGTAAAATTGAGATTAAAGCCGCCCGGCTCAATCTTGGCTTTAGGAAAGAAAATGGTCACCGTGCGCCCATCATCGCGGGTGTGCACAAAGCGAACGTTATTAAGCGTAGGCAGATTCCAGCTCGTGCCCAGATTAAGACGCTGGCCGCTTACAGTCCCTATGCCTAAAGATAGTTTTAGAGCGCTCAGATCGAGCTGGGCCAAAGACGCTTTCAAAGAGGCTTTAAAGCCCGTTAAAACGCGGTTGCGAATGGTTACAGGCACGCCTGCATCCCAGTCCTGAAACTCCATAGGGGCCGAAAAAACGACCGTCCCGCCTAAATAGCCGACATCAGCGCCATCGACCGAAAGATCGCCTAATCCTAAAGTTATACTGTCGGCATTCTTAGACATAGGCCAAAACCTCGTTTTTAGCGGTGGTATTCGCTCACGAACTTAACGGAGACCTCATACCCCTGCACATATACCCATACCCCGTCAGCCTCAGAGCTGAAACTCTCGTTTACAGGGGTTAAACAGGTAACCGCGCCCGGGATAACTAATCCGCCCAGCGCCTCTGCAGCGCGCTGCAAAACATCATAGCAGCCCCCAGAATCGCGCAGATTGCGCAAAACCAGAGCCAAAACAAAGCGAAAATCACGTATCTGCACCGCTGCGCCATTGGTAACCTTGTTAGGCCTAAATGTGCTTCCGTCATACTGCACCAACACCGATCCTAAAGGGTGAATAAGCTCGTATTCTGTAGAGTTTTCCGGGAAAGCCTCAATAGAAAGCTCCGGCAGAGTCTCCTGCAGTTTGGTTATAATTGCATTTTCAATACTCTGTACAGATGCGGCCATGCTCAGAATCTCCTTAAGAGCTCGTCAGTAAATATACGCTCAGCTTTGCGGCGGGAAACGCGGTAAGCGCCGCCTGTTATGCCTCCGGCAATATCGGGAGTCTGCTCAGCTAAGCTTATTTTATCCAGCATCTCCAGAGCCGCCTTATAGCGCTGATAGACATTTTCAATGTCGCCTTTATTGCGCCGGGAATAGAGCTTATAAGCCACAATATCCGCACAGATGCCGCGTATCATAGCCGACGGCTCCTGCAGAGGGAGATTCTTATAACGCGCCCTTAAACGCGCGTCGATAATCTCCGACGCCTCTTCTATGGTTTTCAGACAGCGCTCTTCATTGACTGCCACGGGAGGGGTAGCATCATCGGTTAGCTGAATGAGAATCCGCTCCGACATATTGTCAATAAGATCGCTGATAGTGCAGTAATAAGCCATATACCCTCCCTTGTTTAGGCCGCCCATTACAAGCGGCCTAAACCTGCAGCCTAAGCTATAGCGTTTTTGATGAAATAGCCGAGATCGTTGGCAATAATCAGCTCTTTGACGCGCTCACCCACGCGGATAAGGTTCGCGCCGCCGATACCGACTTCAGGCTGAGCAATAGACCCGCTGAAACGGCTGCCCAATTCGGCAGTAACCCCGAAGGTGGGCATATCGTTCGTGTTGGCGCTGGGATTGATGTAAAGCATAGCCATATGCTTGCCCCAGGCCCGCTGCAAAACAGGGGTAGCGCCGCGCTTAGCGCCGTTTACCCAGGTGTTGCCCACTAAAACCTGCTCCACATCGAAGAGATCGGCGATCTGCTGAGCCGTAACTATGCCGTTGCCGCCGGAAGTGGGATACAGAGCCTGCACAATGCTGGGATGAACGGACAGGACGCTGAAAACCTCGCGGCCCAAAACCATAACATTGGGACGCATCCAGCAGGAGTCCAGAGCGGTTTTAATCACATTGATGGGGTTGCTGTTGGCGCTGCTGAATTGGTCGTCGCCAGTGAGCGTTCTTTTGCAGCCGTTGGCATAAGTGCCTTCACTGAACACCAGGTTGGCGGTACGGCACTCGCGATCCAGAAGGATCATCTCCGTTAAGAACTCGACGGCTTTCTTTTGGGGATCGTAGCCTTCAGGGGCATCGGCGATGTCTTCCAGAGGCACAACCTGATCCAAAGCGTGAGAAATCACAGAGGCTTCCTGCTCAGTGCAGCCCAGCTCGATCTGGTTGGGGATGCCTTTCCTGCCCACCAGGGTATCGGGGATGGTCAGATATTGGCCTTTGTCGAATTTGCGGTATTTGAAAAGGCTTTTGCCCACTTTGACGCGGGGAAGCACTAAATCAGCAATGTAAGAAGTGTTTTTGTAAGCTAGGGAGATGCCGGAATAGACCGGATCGACCGGGAAAGGCTTATTCATGGAAAACCTCCGAAAATAGAGAATAGAGAAAATCGCAAGAAGTATTAGGAAGAAGCGGGAATCTATTCGGCAGTATTGGCTGCCAAGCGGCCCGGCTGGATTAAAACCTTGAAATAGCTCCAATTACTGTTATTGTTTTCCAGTGCTCTGCCTACATAGTACGAATCAGCGGCGTAAACTCTGCCTATATAACCATCACGGATGCCGATATAATTGCCAGCCATAACAGTATTACCGTGCTCATTGTACGCTTCGCAGAACCCACCGACCGCCACCGGCACAATCTCGCCGCTCTCTGCAGCCGCTGCGCTGATACCGATAATAATATCTGAAGCGGTAGCCGTTTTAGCCTGACCCGCCGAGGTCACAGCGATAAGCACCCCTTTAGCGATAGCTGCAGACGCGGTGAGGTTTACCTCTGTATATGTTTTTTCTGTTGCAGCTGCAGGCTCATCGGTTACAATGCGGCCCGGGGCTATCCTCAGCAATACATTTTCGCCAGACGCGGCAGCGCTTAGCGCTACACCTATAACATTGTCGGACTGGTTAGCGATATACGCTTTACCCTGAACGGCTGTAATATAACTGCCTAGGGTTATAGCTTCGCCAGCCTCTGCGTTTACTATGCCGCTCACAGTAACCTTAACAGGTGTCCTTTTGGCCACATCCATATTGGTGACATCCGTCTGTATCACCCCGATCAGATTATCTGTTCTGCCGCCTGCTGCTATTCTGCCTCTACCACCGACACCAATAATATGATTAGCAGATACTTTAGCCGAGAACACATACTCTTGAGTCTCAGTACCGCCACCAGACGCAGCTGCCCGCTGAGGGACAATAGCCACGGAGACCATTTCCCCCTCAGCCGCCGTTTCCAGAGCCACGCCCAGGGCCGCTCCGCCGGATTCCGCAACCACAGCGACCGCCCGGCCCTCCGCATCGGCAGCGACCCAATCGCCGCGGGCAATAGTCCCGCCGGCCTTAACATCCGTTAAGCCGCTTAAGATTACATCAACGGAATCGCCGCTATTGCAGGCCAATTCCGTAACGCCTATATTAACCGCCGATTCGTCCGTAGCCTGGCAGACATCTTTGTCAGATTCCAGGCTTACTATACGCCGCGCTTCAATAGCTCCGCTGGCGGTAAAAGCTTTAATGAGCAATGGGTTTGTCATAACCCCTCCTTTTATCCGCCCGCAGCAGTCACAGCCCGGCTCTGCCTAATCATCACCGGCACGTATTCATCGGCAGACGCGCTGTCTATGGCGACCCCGAACACAATGTCCGCATCTTCTGCAGTTACAGCCTTGCCGTCCGCGTCGGCGGTCACGCAGGCGCCACAGGTGATGCTTTCGGCAGCCTCGACCTCAACAACACCCTCAGTAAGCACGTCAACAGGCTCGCCATCAGCGCAGGACAGCTCAGTGACGCCGATATTAGCCATAGACGGAGCCACAGCCTGAGACACAATATAATCAGCTGCCACGGTAACAATGCGCTTAGCGGCAATAGCGCCGTTAGCGGTAAAAGTCTTAATCCTACCTGGGTTATGCATGATCCTGACCTCCAATCACGCGATCCACGGCCTCGGAGGCGGACACAGTACGACCGCTCTTAGCCTCGCTCTCGATAATCTCGCGGGCCTTCTGCGCTAAGACTTCCGGCCTCAAATCCTGGGATACAGCAGCCTTGTCGCTGCTGGCGAATTCCGCAAACTGCACAGGGTGTTTAGAAACAGCCTTGAAAAGGTCTTTGAAGCGCTGCAAAACAGGCATTGAACCCTCGGCGAACTCGTAATTATTGAAGCCGTGCAGGCATTCCATAAACTCCAGAAGCTGGCCGCGCTGCTCTTTAGCCAGACGCCCGCCCGCGATCAGCTCATCGGCATAAGCGGAAAATTCGTTCTGCCTTAATTCGCGGGAAGCCGCGCTATAATCGCTCTGCAGTTTGGCGTTATCCGCTTCTAATTGTTTTACTTTGGCATCGGCAGCCTGCAGCCGCTCTTTGACCGCTGACATTTCAGCCAGTACAGCCTTAAGGCTAACCTGTTCATCCTTTTTGTCTTCTGCCTTTTCAGCTTCCGGCTGTTGCTCTGCCTCTGCTTTTGACAGAGATTCCGGCGCGGGTGAATCTGAGTTACCAGCCGCCGGGAACGCACTCTCCGGCGCTGCTGGGGTATTGACGGATTCTGAAAATTCAACGTCCATGAACTCCTCCTCACGGTTAAACTGTATATCCTGAAGCCCCTTGACGGCGGGAGGCTGAGCGCCCAAAAATCCCACGTGCCGAAAGCGCAAGCCCGGCCCGAACGCCAAAGAGCGATTTTTATACAAGTGCCTCTTTACGAGATCGGCGAACTCGTCGGCGACACTGGAGGCTTTAGCCTGCACAATATCGCCGACGCGCCGGAAGGCCCCAATCCAGCCGAACGCAGGCGCATTTATTGGAGGATGCCCGACTACGATCGGGGCCGAATCTTTCTGATAGCTGAGAATAGCGCGGTCTATATCGGCGCGGGTAATGGTGACCTCGCGCCCGAAACGGTCTGTGTGAGTCCCACAGCGAAAAACATCGAACCAGTCAGTTAGCCCTGGCATAAATAATTGACCTCCAGTTCCAGGTAGCGGTTAAACTTGGCCAGCTCGTCTAAAACATTGCAGAGCCTGCTCCAGTCACTGCCTACCACGCCTATACACCCAGAAGTTCCGGGAACGCCGTTATCCTGGTGTAAGCCTATCTCGGTACGCCGCAGCCCTGAGCCGTCGCCTTTTTCAATGGGATCGGGCAGGATATGGTAAAAGCGCCCCGAGATGCCCGTCAGATCGGAATAAGTCCACTGCAGATCGACCTTGTAATCTTTGCCGGGAGGGATAGGGCTTCTGCCGGTTATCCAATAAGCGCCATAAACCTGGCTTCCCACGCAGCCGCTGCAGGCTTTATACATCTGCCCGTTCAGCATAATAACGCCGTCGATAATGGAGGAAGCTGTTTTTTGAGGCAGCCGCATCGTAAAGCGCAATACATCATCATTGCTCTTATTGCTGGCAATAGGCGCAGCATTGGCGGCAGCCTTCCCTTTGGGCAGGCCTAAATAAATCTTGCCTTCCCCTGTGGGATCGCATCTATAAGTAAGCCCTAACTGCTGAGCCACCCAATAAAATAAACTTCTCTGGGCTGCATCTATTTCTCGGCAGTTTTTCCAATCTTCAGGGGGACAGACTAGCTTCATAACTTCCTCCGGCACAATTATGAAGCCATCTTACGCCGTTTTTCTGCAGACGTTTACTGAACTGGTTCATGAAGCCGTTCATGAAGCTGTTCATGGAACATCCTCCCGAACTGGTTCGGTAAACTTTTTAGCAGCTTTTGCCTATTCTTAAGTATGACAAAGGAAACGGCTATTATAGCACGGCCTGCCGAAAAAATAATTGCTGTAAACTTGCAGTGAATTTGCAGCCAATTTGCAAAAATCGGCCCAAAAAGCCCGCCTTTGTTGCCAGCATGTTAACTAATCGCGGAAAGGATGGGCTTATGGAAGCGGATTTCGTCAAATATATAGGCGACATTGGCGCGGTCGGCCTTATGTTCTTAGCCTGGTGGGCACTGCACCGTTCCACCTTCAATCTGTTGGAGAAGATGATCAAATCATCCAACGACAACTTTAACGCCATTATTCAGCGCCAGCGCGACGCCGAAGAGCGCAACTATGAAGTTCTCAAAGGCCTGGCGGAAGATATAAAGATAATCGCCGCCTCTTTGGGCCGCGTCGAGATGAAGGTCGATAATCTCAAAACTCAGTTTAGCGAACGGAGGTATAAGCATGACTAAGCAGGAGCGTTTGATCGTTAAGGGCTTAATCGCTGAGAAGAAACAGCGAATTGCCGAACTGGATGCCAGAATGGTAGGCTGCGGGATCGCCATACGCAACGCATTGCCGACCTACCTGGACGCCGAAGCATACAATACTCAAATCGTCCTGGACAGCGCTCAATGCCTGCACAAAGACCGCCAGGAATACGACGCTTTGAAAACTGAACTGCAGAAGCTTCAGGCAGAATGGGGTGATCTATGAAGCGCCAAGACTTAGCTCCTCAGGCGGAAACCATGTACGTCTGCAGCCAAATGGAATTCAAAGAGATCGCCGTCGAACTGGGCGTCAGCGAGCGCTCGCTGCGCGTCTGGGCCAAGCGAGATAACTGGAAAGAGAAGCGGCAGAACTACCTCAACGACCAAACCGCCCTGCAGCACCTGCTGCAGAAGTTCGCCGTAAGCTTAACCCGCCACATGATGGCCGCCATCGACGACGGCGGAGAACTCAACCAGACGAAAATTCTGCTGCTGCGCACCGTCTTGGATAAAGCCGTGCCCACTCCCAAAGTGAAAGCCGCCAAAGAAGCGCCCGCCGACGACGCCGGCGACAAACCGCAGCAAGACCCCATCGAAGCCGTCAAACAGTTTTTAGGGCTGTAAACCATGATAGAAGACACTTCTACATATCTTTTCCCGTACCAAAAAGCCTGGCTGAACGATCATTCCCGCTATAAAATCTGGGAGAAGTCGCGCCGTATTGGCGCGACCTACGTCCAGAGCCTGGAGGACGTCAAAGACTGCCTAGAGCAGCCCAATCTTCCCGTCTGGTTTTCCTCTGCCGACGAATCCGCCGCCAAAGAATACATCAATTACTGCGCTAATTGGGCTTTGATGTTCAACGCCGTAGCCTCTGCCGTGGCTACCGAAGTTATCGACGAAAAGCAGAGTATAAACGCCTATTCTATCAGCTTCAAAAACGGCAGCAGAATTCACGCTATGTCGAGCAACCCCAAAGGGTTTCGCTCTAAGGGCGGCAAGGTGGTTTTGGACGAATTCGCCTGGCATAAGGATCAGCAGGCTTTATGGACGGCAGCGGAACCGGTTATCACCTGGGGGCACAATCTGCGCATTCTTTCCACCCACAACGGCAAACAGTCCCTCTTTTACAACTTCATTCAGGACGTGGAGAAGGGCATTCTATCCTGGTCAAAACACCGCACCCCCATACAGGAGGCTGTCAGGCAAGGTTTGGCAGACCGCATCGCCGGCAATAAACTCAGCGAACAGGAGCGCTTCGAATGGTTGGAGCAGAAGCGCCGAAACTGCCGCACAGAAGAGGCCTGGCTGCAGGAGTATTGCTGTGAGCCCATCGATGAAAGCAGCGCCTTCCTAACCTTAGAAATGCTCCTGGCCTGCGAACGGCCGGAAACGGAAATTATTTTACCCACAGCGGCGATCAGAAACAATATTTATATCGGCTTCGACGTGGCCAGGCGCAAAGACCTGTCCGTCATCTACATAGCCGAGCTGCTGGGCGAAACGCTGATCACCCGCAACATCGTCGTTCTGAAGAACATGTCCTTTTCCAAACAGAAGGAGCTGCTCTTCAATCTGCTGCGCCACAGTCTGGTGCGCCGCTGCTGCATAGATGCCAGCGGCCTGGGTATGAACTTAGCCGAAGACGCCCAGGCTACGTATGGCCATTACAAAGTGGAAGCGGTCACCTTCACCAATGCGGTTAAGGAAGAGCTGGCCACTGATCTGCGCATCCGCTTTGAAGACCGCTCTATTCTCATTCCCGCCAACGAGGATTTAAGAAACGACCTGCATTCCATCAAACGGGTAATCACCACGGCGGGTAATACCCGCTACGATGTTTCCCAGACTGAGACCGACGGGCACGCCGACCGCTTCTGGGCCTTGGCTTTATGCTGCCACGCCGCCAAAGGTATGGGAGGTTACGTTCCCAAGGTGACCTTCATTCATAGCCGTGAAGCCCCGGGAATTTTACGCGGGTACTAGGGGCAAATGCAGATATACCTTTTATCGCCTTTAATCTACCTTCAAAAATCATTCTGCGGCTTAAAAGGTATAAATACACCCTGAAAATTTAGAACGCCGTCTAGGGCCGTTTTAGGAGGTTTAACAGCTATATGCCGCGCAAAGACTTTTACCAAGAGATAGTAACGGCTTTAAAATCGGGCTGGGCCTTTTCCATGTCCGAAAATATGCCCGATCCCGATCCCGTACTGCGCAAGGCTGGAAGAGATGCCGCCGTCTATAGCGAGATACGCTCCGACGCGAAAGTATCGGCCTGCATTGAGCAGCGCAAAGCCGGGACGCTTTCTTTAGAATGGGGATTAAGCCTAGAAGAAGATCAGGGCAGCGACAAAACCCAGAATGAGCGTAAAAGCCTAATTGAACGGGCTTTGAACGCTTTGGATATGCCTAAAATTATCTCTGGAATTCTGGAAGCGGCCCTCTGGGGGTTCCAGCCGCTGGAAATCATGTGGGAGCTTCGCGACGGCTTAACCCTGCCCAAAGACGTAATAGCCAAGCCGCCGGAATGGTTCGTCTTTGATTACGCGGGAAACCTCAAGTTCAAAACCCAGGCTCACCCCAAAGGGGAAGAGCTGCCGGAGCGCAAGTTCCTCTTAGCGCAGCATCAGGCCACCTTTGCCAACCCCTACGGGCAAAAGATTCTGCCGCTCTGCTTCTGGCCGGTCACCTTCAAGAAGGGAGGCTGGCGCTGGTGGGTGCAGTTTACGGAAAAGTTCGGCTCTCCCATGCTGCTGGGCAAATATCCCCGGGGAGTATCTCAGAGCGAAATCGATGACCTGCAGCAGTCTTTAGACCGCCTATTCCAGCAGGCTGTAGCTTCCATTCCCAACGATGCTTTAGTGGAAACCATCACCTCCGGCTCTGCCGATGGAGCGCAGCATAAGCTTTTAATAGACCAATGCAACAACGAGATAGCTTTAGCTATTTTGGGGCAGACCCTAACGACGGAGATCGGGGCTAACGGCTCTTATGCCGCCGCCAAAACCCACAGCGACGTGAAGCAGGAGATTATCGACGGCGACAAGCGCATGACCGAGCGCTGCTTACAGCAGCTGGTCGATTGGATATATGAATTAAACTGGGAGAATGGCCGGCCGCCGCGCTTCTCTATGTGGCACGAAGAAGACATTGACCGCAGCTTGGCCGAGCGGGATCGCGTGCTCACATCCGCCGGTGTGCGCTTTACGAAGTCCTATTTCCAGCGCGTTTACGGCTTCCAGGATGATGATTTCGAAGTGGTGGAACCGCAGGGAAATCAAGGGGCAGAATTCGCGGAAAATCCTCTAAAAGTTGCCTTAAAAAAGGGTTCAAAAGCCGTTCAAACGGCCTTCAATCCCGACGATTACCCCTTAGACGGCAAAGAGCTGAGCGGATTCGGGAAAGCTTTACTAACTCAGATTCTCAACATGCTGGGCGAGGCCAACAGCTTTGAAGAAGTGCGGGAGCGCTTATTTAAGCTCTACCCCCAAATTGACACAGCGGAACTAGAAGACAGCTTAGCGCGGGCTTTTTATATCGCGCATATCAGCGGGAGACTGCAGTAAATGGCGGGCAGCGAAGCAGCACAGAAACCCAGCGCAGGAAGCTATAGCGTCAGCCCTTTCGTCAAGAAAGAGGTTCACGACCAAATAGCCAACCGCAGCGCCAAAGCGCGCGTTTCCTGGAATTGGTACGACACTTGGCACGAAGAGCATCACCGCGCCTTCGTGGTCGCCAAGCTGTGCAAAGCTGACCTGCTGCAAGAAGTGCACGATTCTTTACAGAAAGCCGTCGATGAAGGTCAAACCTTTGAAGAATGGCGCAAAGAGATTCAGCCCAAACTGGAAGGCCGCTGGTTAGGGAAGACCGAGGGCGAGCTCTGGGATGAAATGGAAGAAGAGGATAAAAAACGGCTCAAAGAGCAGGCCAAAGAGGAAGGCCGCCCAGACCCGGAGCCTACAGGGAAGCAGCGGGATAAAGAAATTACTCCCAAGCGTTTAGAGACCATTTACAGAACCAACATGAAAGTGGCTCATGTAGCTGGGCAGTACCAAAGCCTTATAGATAAAGCCGAGCTGTATCCTTATTGGCAGTATCACACCCAGGAAGATGACCGCGTGCGCGGCAGTCACGCCGTATTAAACAACAAGGTTTTCCGCTATGACGATCCTTTCTGGGATACGCATTTCCCGCCCAACGGCTGGCGATGCCGCTGCTATGTGCTCTCTTTGAATGAACGCGGCTTAAAGCGTCAGGGCTTATCAACCGATGACGTTATCGACTCTAGCAAATTAAAGACCAGGGAAGATGAAAGCGCCGGAGGGCACACCAAGCTTACCTATATTATCGACGGCAAAGACGCCTCAACTGCCGACGGCTGGAATTATAACCCGGGGAAGATTCGGAATATCGATAGCGTAGCCAAAGATAAGATAGATGGCTACGATCCGGAATTGGGGAAACAGGTTGAGGGTGATATAAAAGAAAAAGCTCAGCCGAAGCCTACCGCTCCTAAGCAGCCCAGCGCCGTGCCTAGTCAGGATAAAAAACGGCCTGAGCCTGCCAAGAAGCCGACTCCTAAGCCGGCAGCTCCTAAGCCGGCAGTCAGCACTGAGAAACCCAAAGCAGAGGATAAGCCTAAAGCTCAGCCTGCCGTGTCTCAGCCGAAGCCTTCGGATAAGCCGGCGGTTAAACCCGTTGCTGCTCCTAAACCGAAGCCTGCCACTGCTGAGCCTAGGCCCGCCGTCGCGCCGACGCCTGCTGCAGTGCCCAAGCCTGCGCCCGCTTCTGCAGTGTCTAAGCCCGTTCAGCAGACGCCCGCTCCGACTAAGCCAGCCGTAAAAAGCACAACGGCAGCACAGCCTCAGCAGCGCGATCAGCAAACGGCGGTTATTAAGGATGTTATTGCCCCTGGCAAGAACCAGATTACAGAGCCGATCAAACCTCTTGAGCCGTCAGCGCCTCGGGTTATTAAGTCGATTGAGCCTGCCGATCCGTCCATTCCTAGAGCTATTAAGCCTAGCAAATCCGGCGATCCGTCCATTCCTCGGGTTGCTGAAACGGTCAAGCCTGCTGAGCCGCCGAAACCTGAAGCCAAACAAAGCATTCTGCAGACTATTCGCAACAAGGTCGGCAGGGCGGTTGATCGCGTGCTGGGCTGGTTAGGTGTGTCTTCTAAATGGTCTCCGTTTGGGAAATTAGCTAATGGAGATAAGCAGGGTGTATATTACGCTGATAATCCAATAAAAAAATCAATGCCACCTGCTACAAATAACACAACAGCTGCGCAATCCAAACAACAGAAACTAAAGGAAGCGTCAAAATGGGCTGATTCAAAGCAGATGATGCAGCCTATCGCTAAAATGGCCGGGTTAAAAGACAAACCTATGGGGCACTCTAAGACAAAAGCTCAGGCTAAGCAACAAAACAAGGCGATGTCTGCCTACAGTTTCGAACACTTCAACCATTTAGCTGAAGAACTCCAATCTTCAAACCCGCCACAGCAACCCGCTTTTAATAAAGAAACTGTTCGTCAAGAACTAGAATGGGAAATTGACAAACTAAAAGCTAACGGGAATTATCCACCAGTACAACATGGCGAACCTTTCCCGCATTATAGAGAGGAAGCAAAGTTTATAACCGATGTAGCATTTCCTAACCCTGGTTACAACAATATAGAACATGCTCAAGCTGTTATCCACAATAAAACATTAGAACACGCTATAATTTTCAGCAAGAATAAAAAATGCTTAGTTGAAGTTGTTGGTGATGCACGCAACGTAGCTTTATCAGTGCGTTATAAAGGAGAACCATATATTGTGATACACAATCATCCACACGGTAGCATTTTTTCTCCCACAGATATTGGCTGGGCTATGCAATCGGGAGTTCATGAATTGCGCGTTGTCTGTAAAGGGGATGGTGTATATTCTTTTTCTCCTAGTGAATATGCTAAAGCTATGCCAGGCAAAAATGCCGAGATTCATTTTTGGAGCATAATTGGCAATGCAATAGCAGAATTCGACGATGTACCAGACGGCACAAGATCATTAGATGAGTATATAAAGGAATATGCCGCAAAGAAGTTTCCAGGAATAAGGCAAATAGCCTAGAAATGATAACTATGCCTATATCTGAAGAAGATTACAAAAGATATTTAAAGCCCATATTGGATAATGAAGATATTTGGAGATCGGACAACGTGCTCTACGAAGTCGTAACTGGTGAATTACGATCAAAGATAAAAAATGATCACCGTATGGACGATTTCACTTCTATTCTTATGGAATTAGTTTCAAGAAGGAAGCAACTATTAGAAGAAAACCCTATTAAAGGCTATACTGTAGATATTGATGCTGACGGGAATCCTACAGGAGAATTCAAACCTGTAGAAACACAGTGGTTGTTGTGAATTTATTCTGTTTGGCAAACTCGATTTAAAGAAAAAGTGCCTTTAATATTTATGAAAACTGATGTTTGCTATTCCCTTTTTTATATTGATTAACCTCAAGTGCTAAAAATATTTTTCGTTGTCTTACTTACACTTCTTTACTCTGCTAAACCGCTAAATATATGGTATTATATAGCAAATAAACACTCCGCCGGGATACCGCCCCCCGGCGGAGTCATTCTCGGAATACAAGTGTCCTCTAGACAAGTATAAGTAGTATATCACAAGAGGACTCACTATGCCAGATAATTCAGTTCACATCGAAATCGACGCCAGCGAACTAGAGCAATTCGTCGACGACCTAACCCAAATCCCCAACGATCCCAAAGTGCGCAGCGATATAGGCAAAGTACTGAGCCAAGCTCTAAGGTACAGCACAGACTGGGCTTTCAAAAACGAAAGCGACCCCAACACTGGGGAAAAATGGAAAGAGCGCGTCATAGACCGCGAATACGCTGACCGCATGGCAGAATATGGCAGACTTTTAGCCGCGTATAATGTCCGGAAAGCCGCGAAGCGCAAAGGCAAAAAAGGCGAGAAAAGCAAAGGCCGCATAGCAAAGCCTAAGCGGCCCGCCCCGCTGCACAAAAAACTGCAGCTTCATCCTTACCAAGGAGGCAGCCTGACTGGTTCCATTCAAGAAGAAAGCGGCGACGGCGAAGCCTCTATTAAGGCCGGGGTTGGCAGCAACATTCGCTATGCCCGCATTCATCAGCTCGGCGGATTAGCTGGCCGTGGCCGTAAAGTAAAAATACCGGCCCGCCCCTATTTAGGCTTAACTAAAGATGAACGCAGAAACGCTGCTGAAGACATCGGCGAGATATTAGTAAACGCTATCAAACGCGCAGGCAAAAAATAAAGGCCCAGGGACACAACCCTAGGCCTTTACAAGTCGTTTATCTATGCCTTGGAGGGGAATACCGCTTCTTTAGTGCCTTCCATCCTTCAGAGTCAGGAGGGCAGATCGTCATTTCCACTTGGCCGCAGTTATCAGCAAACGCATGACGGTGGTCGATTATGAAATCCACCAAGAAACGCGCCCACATCATAGTTCTAAACCGCGCTTCACCGTCTTGGCTGAATTTCTCCAAAGTGTCTTTAACGTGAAGCAAAGCCGCTGTATAACCCTGCATCCACAAATCGCGATAAAAAAGGTTCTGCGGAGAATTCCACTCCTCGTATTTCTCAACATCTGGCGAGCGTTTCATTTTAGTGCGAATCCCTTTTACATATTCCTTGCCACTGATAAATTCGGCGCGTTTGTCTTTAAGCAGGCAAAGCGTATTGATAAACTGCCAATCTATCGGCGTTAAATCTTCTACGGGCACTAAGCCGCTAATACTATCATCAAAGAATGAACATCCTAAGACTTTGTAAGTCTCACACAAAGGCCTGACGGCTTTTCGCCACCAGGCCTCTTTCCAAATATCGCCGCTCACCGACGGGCCTTCACCTTACTGGCTTTCGCCGCGCCGCGGGACACCTTGAACATAATATCCTGTACGCTGTTCTGCACACCGAGGATCGCCTCAATGGCAGGCATGACTGAATATTTATCATATCCGGCATCGCGGATGGCAATACGCTTAGCATCCAGCCGGTCTAAGTCTGCCTGCTGGCTGGGAGTAAGCCGGTAAACTTCGGTTATCCAATGAATAGTGGAAGTAATGAAGCGATCAGCATTCTTGAAGCACTGTTTGGCGGTCTGAAATTCGTTATGTTCCAACATGGCAATTCTCCTTGTATAACGCAGGCTTCAGTTTTTTGCCCGAAGCCTGCTGCTCAAATCACGTTCAAAGGGTGTTAAAACGGCGTTTAACGCGGATTAAAACGGCGTTTCAACCTCATCAGAAGAATCGCCGTCGCCAGGCTCAGCTTCATCGGAAGAGCTGTTTTCGTCAGAATCGGCCTCTTTCTCGTCCTCATCCTCGTCATCAATCATGTCTGATAAGTCGGGAGCCCAGCTAGGATGTGCCCGCCAGCCAGCTTCAATTCGTTCGTAACTCTCACATAAAGAGTAATAACGCACTTCTTTAGGCTTGTCTCCTGCCCGAAGATATGCCGCCAGCTCCTTTTTTGCGCCCTCGCTCTTTTCCCAACCCTCCAACACAGCTAACACATCGACAAATCTAGCCAGCAGTGTGCAGTACGTCAGAATTATGCGGCGCTCTACGCCCGCATTTACTAAAGGTTCCATGATTTTTACAGGGTTAAACACACCAAAACCCTTTTCAATCAGATCGTCTTCAGCAGCAGCAAACTTTTTCTTGTAGTCAGGATCGCCGGTTATCGGCCCGGCGATATAAGCCGTTCTTACCTTATCACTCATCGCTTGCAACCTCCATTTTTTTTGTAGACTTATGCTCAAACCTACGTTGCGCTCTCTGATGCAACTGAATATACCCTTCCTCGTCGCCTTCAAACACCTTATCTATTAAAGCGCTCAAAAAAAATCCACGTGCGCTTGATATTGCCCAGAGCGCAGACAACTCGCCTTTCATCCGATTAATCCGCTTCCTGAGCTTACATATTTGGCCGCGCAGGTCTTTCTCAACATCTTTATTCATCGTTTTCGCCCTCCATCGTCTTCAGTTCTTTGCTCACCGCCGAAGCGAAGCCGTCGTAATAGTCAGCCCGGTCTCGATGGGTTCCTTCTATCGCGTTAGTGCGCTCGATCACCGCTTTTCTGCTGACCTTCTTTCCAAACAGATGATCAAGCAGCACATCATTGAAATTCCGCTGATAGCTGATCAGCCGGAACAGTACCCGGCTGGCTGCTTCCAGCCTAGCCTCTAGTTCCTCAACCCGCTGCTCTAATTTCTGAACATCACTCATAGTTTTACCTCCATTATATTTCAGCAGCCAAAGCACTGCCTAATTTTCGATCACCTTGAGACTTTAGCAAGGCTTTAACGCGTTGCTCTATACAAGCTTGTGTACGCAAAAGAGGAGCACGAAAGCCGCATTCGTAAGTACTAATCGCGGACTGACGTACCAAACCCACAGCAACAGCAAACTCCTTTTGCGTCATGCCAAGCGCGAGACGCTGCTCTTTCAGCCAAATACCAAACGGGATACCATCTATTTGCGGATTTTTAGCCTTCTGCGACAAACTGTCCTGAGGCTGCGGCAAAGATTTAACACACTTTTTTATTCTGGCTTGCTCTTGCGCTGAAGGAAGGCGTCTGCCATGCTCATAAACGCTAATCTGTGGCGCAGTTGGCACACCTATAGCAGCAGCGAATTCCTTTTGTGTCATGCCGAGCGCAAGACGCTGTTTCTTCAGCCAACTTCCAAACAGGCAGCTGTTCGTTTGCGGCTCCGTTTTAGTGCTGTACCTCTCTAGCTGCAGCCGTTCTTTTTCCTCGAAGTATCTAAATAGCGCTTCGCGGTAAACTCCACGGCAGCAGTAACCTTTTTCGTAGCCTTCTACGGCGTCAGTTTCAACGCCTAAATAGCAGCCCAGCCGCTCACAGTCAACCTTGCATTTCTTGCGGTTTTCCTGCAGCCAAACCGCAAAGACGGTTCCATCCATCTGCAGAACGTCATCTAAACTAATCACTCTGCCTCCATTACATCATCCTCAAAAAAACAGCCACTAAAAGCCCCCTTGTTTGAACAGCAGATACCGCATATAAGAACTAAGCTCACGATAACTGCCTTCATTAAGCATATCGAAACCTTTTTTTCTAAGCTCGATAAGACGGCGAAAAACATCGCAAAGCGCATCATCTTCAGTGGGCAGGTTAAATTGCGGTACTGCTTCATCTTGGCTAACCTGGAGCACCACCTCATTCGCTGATTCCGATTGCTGCTTCAAGTATTTGATAAGCTGTTTTATTTGCTTTATTGTGGAAGGGCGCGGCTTATATCTCCCACACTCCCACTGGCTTACATTCTGAAAACTGCAGCCCAGTTTAGAGGCTAACTCGCGCTGAGACAACCCGAGCGTTACGCGCTCAGTTCTTAACCATCTACCGAACTCGCCTTTCACATCAAGTCTTGGCACCTTCATCTCATTTTCATACCATCACTTTCATTATTGCTGCCATTGCTTACCAGCAAGACAGCTCTATAAGCACGTAATCATTCTGGGCCTCGTATAGCTCCAAAAGGTGATATTTACCCTCGCAGACGCGGATTTTAACCCAGATTTTCCCGTGTTTCGGGAAAACATCCGCAATCTGAAACCAGCAGTTCGGGTTCTCCTTTGGAGCTATAACCGCGCCCGGCTCAAAACACTCTAAGAAATGAACCGACATAGCCAAACCCTCACTTATCGCAGCATGAACACGGTTCACAGCCTTTAATATTGTTGGGGTTAGCCAAAGCATCTTCAATAGCGCTAAAAATGCGCTCTAAAGCCTCTTCTTTTAGCGCTGCAAGCGCTTTAAAAGTCTCCATCGCACTGCAATGGCCAAAGCGGCCAAAGCGACGGCAGACTTCTTGCCGCTGCTCTGCCAAGTCTTCAATCTGCTCTTTAGCTTCAGAACTGGCATCTTCGGCATTTTTGCCTTCTTTGCCGATCAGATTGATGAAATAATCTTCAGGCAGGCTGTAATAAGCGGCAATTTTGCGCAGAACATCCGCTTTAGGCTCGTGACGCAGCGTTTCCAGATCGCGGATCGTGTGGCGGGAATGGCCTATAGCTTCGCCCAGCTGCCTTTGCGTGAGCCCGGATAAATAACGCCTAGTTCTTAATTCATCCACCACAGCGGCATATTTTTTAAGGTTTTCCCTCATAGTAGCCTCCTAGAACTGAGAAGGGAACGGCGTATAAGGGCCAGGCCAGGCCGCGCCATCCACACCAAACACATAAGCCAAAAACAGGACCAGCCAGCAATAAGCGCGGGCTATAGGCCAATAAGCAGCATACATCAGCACAACGAGCGCCAGCCACGGCAGCACAGGAAAGCTTTTCTCCTGCTCACAGGCCTTATACCCGCTTCCAGGCTGAATGCTCTGTAAAATCTCCTGAGTATTAAAGACAGGAATCTCTCTTTCAGCTCTACAATAACGCATAATTCCTCCTCGCTGAATCTGCAGCCCAATAATTAGATTCATATCCTAATCATCAATAAGCGGTATCTGCACAGGCTCCGTTTCGGGTTCCATCGACTGCAGCAAGCTCTGGACATAGCGCTCGGAAATGCGCAAAGTTCGCGCTATTTGCTTAACGCCCACACCCTCAGCCGCTGCATCGCGGGCATAACGGACCATTACGCTTTTAGGAAGGCCGGTAGGGATATAAATATTTAATCCCCGGCATTCCGCCAGCAGCGCTTTAGCGACGTCAACGCCGCAAAGCGTGGCTATTAAGGCCAAATCTTTGCTCAAATCCGCTTCTGTTATGTAAGACTGCAAATCCTGCATTTAATCCCCACCGCACGGCGGACGCATGGGGAAAACCGCCCGCCGTGCTTCTTTGCTATTTGCTAGTTTTGGCGCTCTTTATAAGCCCGTAAATAAGAGTCCCAAAGTCAAACAACGACTTTAACAACCCGCCGACATTAAAACCGCTGGGGCATTCTTTGACATCGGCGGCGCTATTGTACAGATCAACGACCTTAGCCGCGCCGATCACGTTATCAAAGGTTAAAGTAACCGAAAATGAAGAATCGTTCTTCAGAACAGCTCTGCCGAGAACCATCTTCATCTGAGAAACAAACGACATAGAACATCCTCCTTTCCCTGAAGTATCATGGCGGCGCCGATATTGCACAGCCTCGGCGCTGGGGCTTAAGAAATGACCGGTAAAAACTTACATAAACTGCAGATTGCAGTTCGGGGTACGAGGATTAGGCTTCAGAGAAACCTTATATTCAGTAACGATTTTCACCTTAGCAGCAGCCATAACGTCGGGGCCAAGTGCCGCCAGAGCTTTTCTATCCAGCGTTTCCTTGACCTTATAACAGTTATCCAGGTGGTTTTTCTTGAGGTAATCCAGCGTAAACGCTTCATCTGAACTCTTCGCGCTGGAACTCTTGCTAAGGCCGATCTGCCCGCTTTCCAGCAGCTTCTTCTTGTTAGGGCCTAAGTCAGCAGTGTGGGCTTCCACGAAGGCAGTAATAGCAGCCTCCAACTCTTCCCGCTGAGCGCGCTCAGAATTGAGGATAGAAGTAATGTATGTAACATTGGCGTCTTTTTGGGCATACTGCTTATAAGCAGCATCCACATCTTGCCAGGTTTTCAGCCCGTTTTTGCTGTCTTTCTTGTCTTTAGCGGCTTTAGCCATTATTGGCAGCCTCCTTTTCATATTTTTGTTTGCGCATCTCCTGGAGCGCGCAAACCAGCGCTTCCCCCTTTTCACGGGGAACAAATCTCAGATCGTCGCAGCCGGTCTGGCGCTTTACGAAAACCCGCAGAGTAAAGGCTTTCTCCTGCGGCGTCCGCCCTCGGCTGACTTCATCCCAAATACGGTGAGCAAGATTGATCTGCCGCTGAGTCAGCCTGTAGGGAGTAGCCTCTGCCTGAGCAGGTTTCTTATCGTCTTCCGGCGCTTTAGGGGCAGGGCCAAACTTTTTCTCAAACTCAGCTTTCAGATAGTCGATAAAAGCGCGAGTCTGGCGCTGAGTCAGATTCAGGCAGGAAGTAACATGATAGCGGTTCGCCAGTTCGTCGTGATAATAGTTATCACTCCAGCCCATTTTATGGGCGAGCGTGTGTATCAAAGTAACCTGGGCCGCATTGGGCCGATCATACTTGCGCTTATCGCGGTAAGCCATAGAGCACCCCCTTTCTTAGAAAACCAGCTGCTCAAAGGCAGTAGCGATAACGTCTTCCCCCATAGGGCAGGGCTTGCCGGTCTTCTGTTCCGTCGTGCAGATGATGCGCTGACACATATTCAGCGCTTTGACTAAATGGCGGGCATTGTGTGTATGTTTGGCAAATTGCATATGCCAGGAAGAAAAGACAGGTCCGGCAGCGGCGCAAATATCCTTGATACCTTCATCGGTCAGCTCTTTTTTTATCTCTTTTCTAAAAAAGCGTGAAGATATATGCTCGGCATTCTTTCTATACGATCTGAGATTAATTAACAACTGAGGAAGCCCGATCAATGCTAAGCCACAGCCGCCAACCTCCGAATCAGCCACGCGGCGCAGGTTGCCTATCAAATCGACGTTCAATTGATCCGCTTCGTCAACAATAATGCAGAAATCGCCGTTATGTAAACGCTTTTTGCAGCGCCTGAATAATACATCTGTAGAACCTACAGGATTCAAGCCGAGCGCTTCTGCTAATTCTGCAAAAAGGCCATGCTTAGACATACACTCATAAGCAGATATTACGACAACGTCGCTCTTTTGTCTGGCATACTCAATTATTGACGTAGTTTTACCAATCCCCGCTTTACCAACGCACACGCCCATTTCTTTACAGGCGCGGCAGCCATCTATCACGTCGAAGATATACTTAGAAATCGACGTTGGCACAAAGCCGATATTCAGCGGTTTATAGCTTGTCTGGCGTTTTTGAATTTTATCCAGCCAGACGCGCAGCTTGTTCTCGACTTTATAAATCGAATCTATATTATATTTACCCTTAACGATGGTATTAAACGTGCTGGGTTCAAAGTCGGCAGACTTCGCTGCGGCAGCTTGCGAAGGGAAGTAATCTTTAATAACTTGATTCACCTGCTCAATTAACTCTGCATTACAACAGGGCATAGTTTCCTCCTAAATTTCGTCGGACAGCCAAACGGCTAAAGGCCGCTTAGGCTTGTTAGTCGCAGACGGCACCGGCAAAACCGGGCTGTCAGTGGTAGCCTCTTTTAGATAGCGCTTTATCTCTTTGGCGCGCTTATCTATAGGCGTATTTTGAATCTCTATAACGTTGGGATCGGCTTCTGGCTCGACGTAGCCGCGTTCTTTGTTTATATCGTCAATGCCGGCCCTCTGCAGGCGTATCAGCTCTTCAGGCTCAATCTCAACCTGAGCCGCCGCTGCTGCTTTAAGGCGCTTGACTTCCTGGCGCTTGCGGGCCATGCGCTCGGCTAATTGGGCTTTGCTTTCTGGAGTTTTGCACAGAGGATCGATGCCTTCGGTAAGCTCTGCCAGGCAGATCAGCTCATCTTTAATACTGAACACCCAGGCTTCGCTGTAATTAGCGGGATCGCGGCGCAAATAGACCGGCTGGCCTTTAATGGCTTCCAGTTCGGGAGCCCAATAGGTGACTTTCAGATCGGGGTCCTTAACGCCAGCACGGCCTACTTTGATAGGACGGCTAGAGCGCACACAGAACAGCGCTAAACTGTCTTTGCTGACGCGGCGCAGGGCCGGGTTATCAGCGTTCCATATCTCCACCGGGGACAGTTTGGAAAAATGCGCTTTTGCCCCAAAGGGGATGCGGTCTAAAGTCTCTAAAAACTGCCCTAAAAGGTTTATAAAACGTTCCCAGGGAAGGATTTCCTGTTTCTTTATCTGATTCTTTAGGGCTTCAGGCTTATAAGCTATATTGGTTCCGGTATAGCCCTTAAATAGGCGCTCGAATTTATCGTGATGATCCTTAAAACGGCGCTCGATAACTTTGGCTTGGGCGTTATAGGGCAGAGCGAAAGTGACTTCTATGCCCAGATCGCCAGTCAGGCAAGACGTGATGCGCTCCTTATCTTCATTGCTATAACGGGGACGGCCTCCGGCAAAATCCTTAGAGCGGTAGTCCTTGCCGTTGTCCAGATAAAGGCCCTCTTTGGGCAATCCATAGCGATCTACCATATGATAGAAACTCTGGAAAACGTGATCGGAATTAGGGGCTTCAGGGTGGGGACACCATCCCAGGAAGCGGCGGGATTTCATGTCAACCCAGGCAGTCAGCCAGGGACGGACGACTTTTCCGTCCGGCATCTTCACCATAAGGTCAAACTGCATATGGTCGCCGACCGCACACTGTCCGGCGATCAGCTTAGACAGATCGCGCTCGATATAATAGCCGTATTTGCGGTTATAAGCAGAAGCTCCGTGGCGGGCAAAGTATATTTCCTGTTCGCTTATATTTGGATCGTGCTTCAAACGGTATTCGAAAGCGCCTAAACTGGGGCATTTGCCTTCATAATGTTCTACATAATAGCCGCGGGCCATAACCCAGGCGGTTTTAGTGCTGACTCTGCCCTCTTTGGCATAGACACTGTAGAATACGCTGAAAACATCATCTTCTATGATGCTTTGGCCTTTGCGCTTACCGTAGCCGGTCATCAGGGCGTTTTTGCCGCCCTCGCTGTACAGTTTACGCCAGCGGCTAAGGGTAGAAAGGCTGCATTTGCAGGGCCGATCCGCGTTGCAGAGGTTGTATTCATCCACCCAGGCCATAGCCTCTTTCTGACTCAGCCCTTTGGTAGATTCCAGGATGTAAACGCGTCGATCAACTTCAGACTTCTGCCAGTCGGGAGCCTCTAAATATACTTTGTTGGCTTCGATTACAGCAGCAGCCTCGGCTTCAGCTTTGGCGCGGGCTTCCAGTTTGGCCTTGGAGGGCCGGCCGCCGCGTTTGGCTTTGGCGACCTGCTCGGCGATGCGCTGCTGTTCGTAATAGCGCTCCTGGGCCTCTTTGGGGAGGGAGTCTAGGGATATCTCCCACTTTGGGCGTCCGCCGTGAGGGTTAGAAATCTGGCGAGCTTCAACCTTATCGGCGACTATCATTTTTCTTATCGCTCGTTCGCTAATCTCTAGCAACGGCGCAACTGCACTAACAGGTAGAAACAATTACACCCTCCTTAGCGGACACACCAGGGAATAATAATTCCTGTTCAGTGCAACCTAATATTTCTGCTAAACGTGCTATTACACTAAAACGTGCATTCTGATTACCTAATTCATAGCGACTAATAGATATAGCGGCTACACCAACAAGCTTAGCAAGCTCTTTCTGAGTCAAGCCAGCTTTTATGCGTACATCTTTTAGTCCAGGTAACCCCTGCATAATAGCACCTCCGTTATTCATTAAATGTATAATACTATACTTTTAATGAATAATCAAGAGGAAGTTAGGCGTTAAACGACTATTTATAAATAAATATGTCGATATTAGGTAATAGAATAAAAGAAGCGCGCGAAAGCTCTAATTTAACTCAAGACGACTTTGGTAAATCATTAGGAGTAACAGGGCTTACAGTATCTCGATGGGAAACAGATAAAGCATACCCACGCATTCAACAATTAGAAAAAGCTTCAGTTATACTATCACGTCCCGTTTATTGGTTTTTTCTACCATACGAACTCGACAAAGCGATTGTAAATGAAAGCGATCTTATTACTCTTTGCGACTTGTATCGATCTTTAAACCCTACCGGAAGAGCAAAGCTACTTAGTACGGCTGCCGATTTAAACGAGCTTACAAAATATAGAAAACCATAGTTCCGTTGGTTCCTTTGGTTCCTTTGGCGTTGACAAAATATACCCTTATTTTTCGGGCTTTCTCGCCATTTTTGCCCTTTTAGGTTTTTCGGGGTATTTTAAAATAGTTTGAAGCCACAACGGCAGCGGCTTTTGCTATACTTCAAATATGGACATCCCGGAGGATATAGAAGCGTTTACCGCGCCCATAAAAGACCGTCAAATAGGCGATCTTGTGGCTAAAATGTGGGCTGCCAACCGTGCCGCCCGTAATGAGCACGTAGCCAACGGCGGCAGTTTCTGCACGCGCTGTAAATGCTGGCTAAAAGCGGGCCAGGTTTGCCATTGTAAACCTTCTGTGCCCGTTCAAACGCCCTTAAAACCTCCTGAAATAGCGCCTTTAGAAGCCGCTCAGCGCCGGATCGCGCTCATAACTAAGGGGCTGGAGAAGAAGCCCTGGCTGACGCTGAAAGACGTACAGCGAAAGTTGCCGGCCACCTGGAACGACTTCGCGACGGCGCGATCTAACCTCGTAGAGCGTTATCGTAAGGAAGCCTGGGTTATCATGGATACTTTAGAGGCAGGAGCGCCTTTAACGCCGGAATTGCGGCGTTTATGTGAGCAGCTCGTAGCCACTGCGCACGGTCGGACCTTTGAAAGCTGCGGTCAGTATCTGATAAAATCGGCGCTGAAGCCGAAGCTGGCCGAGGCTTATCTGACGAACAAGGCCTGTCCCTGGGATAACAGCGGGAAACAGGCGTAAGGCGTTTATTTCTGCGTGTTTTTGCGTGTTTTAAGCCGGATTGTCTGATAAAAATCCTGCCTGAATTTACGGCGTTCAGCGGTTTTGCAGGTGTTTATTTCTCCGAAGCTACGGGCTTTTAGGCGCTTTGTTTCGGTGGTTCTCTTTTTAGGTTCGTTCACGCTGCTCGTGATGCGGAGGAAGCTAAGTTTGATTCCGGCAGAAACGCCGTTGTTTTCCCTTGTTTTTTATAATTTTTTCTTCTTTGAAACGTTAGAAAAGCCGATTTTCTGGGCTTGTAAGGGTGATTCCGGAACTTACAAATTAATTCAGAGGCTCTGAAGGCCGATTTTTAGGGCTTTGAAGGTGTTTTGAAGGCTCTTGAAAGAAAATGAAGGCCATCTTTAAAAGCAGTTTCGGATCATCTTTTCGGAAGTTTTGGAAGGAAATAGCGCAAACTATTTTAGGTAAACGCCTTTTAAGAATATCAAATAAATGCTGATATTACGGGCTTCGCTTCACTCTCCCGGATCTACGTTTATCTCAAACCTTCCGCTGGGCTATAGCTACCATTCCCCCGTTATCTGTGTTTGTTCATTTCCTATTGAGTTGCTATATCTTACTGAGCATACAGGCAGAGGGTAGCTCATGTTATTATAAGGTATAGTGATATTAGACAGGATCGGTATGTCAGGGGTATTGGGTATTGATACTGTCCTAGTTAGGTTTAGACTGTCCTTTTTAGCTATTTGAGGTCCTAGGTTTTGGGAGTCAAAAAGGGATTTATTAGGATACATTGGCTCAGTTATCACGTTTAGATCATTTCTGCCGTTATCACCACTAGCATAAGTTCCTTGCCAGGGCTGGATTTGAGAGTTTTCTAGCGTTGACCATGTATAACATTTAATACTGACTCCATCATAAGGTGGATAAGTCGTTGCACTTTCATTATTGATCTGTTCTTCGCGACTAACCCTCAGATAATTAGCATACTGCTCAGAGTTATTAGCTGTCCATGTCTGGCCTTTTGACAAGTATCCTAACCTAGTTGCTGAGGGTATATCTCCTACTCCTGGGTTATCATCCCAGATTTCTAGCTTCCAGGCGGGATTAGCGAGGGTATCTGTGCAGTTGGCATAGACAATTTTTTGGGCAGGCTGTATTGATACTGCTTCTTTATAGCTTATTGTAGATATTGGCACGTCAATAGTACAGAAAACCTTTTGCCAAGGCTCCAGCCAATAATCTTTAGGAAATTGAGCATTATTTCCACTTTCTACGCTATTAGGGTTTATAAGTCTTACCTGCTGAGTATTGCTTATACTGCCATTCTTAATGTTTAGAGTAGTCCTATTGTTTGATGTTATGGCTTTTTGAACAAAGATATTGCTTATACAAGTGTTTATATCGGAGCTGTCAGAAATAGTATATCCTGGTATGATGGTATAGCTAGTAGGTTCTGTTATATCGCCAGGGGTAAGTTTATATCCTAGACTGATAGGAT